TGGGCATGGATTTCTTTCACTCCTTTTGCCCACTTTTCTGCTTCTAGCAATATGCGTTGTCTTTCTACTAGTTCGTCATACTGTCCCATTATGTGTTATCTCCATCTCTGTAAACCACATCATGCTTAGCAAATATTTTGTTTGCTTGTCTTTGAAATGACCTCTCAATCACTCCGTCAATCCAATCTCTTAGAATTTTTCTTAGTTTACCCAATTTAACTCTCCTGTATCAAAGAAGTTATAAACCATTTCGTCTACACACTCACTAGGAACTAATCCTGTTGCTTTGTATTCTTCCCACCATTCAAAGTCATCATCAGATACATCACATTTTAACTTTTCTTCTAGTAGTTCGGTTAACTCACCACCATCTAAATAGTTCTCACTGTGCATACAATACCATTCTCCTTCTTCACTGTATGTTTCAAAGTCATCTACTCCTACAAAGTTTCTGAACTCATCTTCATATGTCATTTTTGCACTAAGTTCTATACCAAATCTATTACTGGCATACTCTAGCATGTTCTCTACCATTGCAACAGGCTGTGACCAAGCACTGTGTCCAGTAATCATGTTATGTTCCCACTCTTCAATACAAACCCACTTTGCCCCACAGTTGTTTACATACCAATCCCATGAATTTTTAATCCAACCTTCATCATCATACTCTTTATCGAGATTAGACATGAAAGGTTGCTCATGGACTTCTACTAACTCAACCATTTTAATTGGTGGTTCGTTTTCGTCCCAATGAGGTCTTTCTGTTTCTTCGCTTTTGAACAAGCATGAGTGCTGTTCCTCTGTTATCCCCTCTATAGAGATATTAAAATATACATGATTTGCCATTATATGTCCCCCTTTTCTCTGACTTCACTTCTAATTACTTCAAAACCATTCGGATATCTACTCTCTAGTTTCCTAATGTTTTCATCCATTACTTCATCAGGTGTAAAACCTAATGCTTTGCATCCTTGAACCCAATACCATAATACATCACCGAGTTCTCGTTTCATATGGAAAATCTCATCGCTTTTGAACTTGCTATCTGACTGAAATACCTTTTTCTTCACTACTTCTGCAAATTCTCCACTCTCTGCCATCATTCCTATCAGGGCAGTCATCAATCTTGCCATATCTACTTCTTGTTCTAGCACTTCACCACCTTGCATTGTGTAGTTTCCTCGTAGATAGTCCATTCTATCACACATTTTGCTAGTATCTTTACTTGTTGCCGATGTACAACTATCAACAAACCTAGCATAGTCATTAATTTTACTCATTATGCTACACCTCCACTAATTTTAGATATAAATTTGTCTATTTTCTCTACATCTTCGACTTTGAACTTGTTTCCAAGTATCAAATCCTTACTGGATAACACTCTACCATCTGCTAATTCGACATCCATGTGTTCTACACTGTTTCGTGCAGGACATTCCCAATGTTCATACTTCTTAGAAGTGCCTTCGGGGTATCGAATTGCTACTATTGTGCTACCATTTGCTTTCATTCCCACTTTATAATGTTTACTTGCCAATGTCTTTCACTTCTCCTTTTGGTATCACTTGATAAGCACCTTTGTTGTAAGCAATCGATACCGTATATTGCTTACTGATGTCTTGTTTATATGAATTATCTACAGGCACAGCATATTCCCCAATAGGTGCACTGGCGTAGATATCTTCTTCCTTTTTAAATTGTTTCTTTGCTTGTTTCGCAAACTGAGGCGTCGCTTTCTTACTCTTGTAAAGATGCGATACTTTTCTTTTGCGACCAAACTGGTCGTATTGCATACTACCTTTCTTCATCACTTTCTCCTTTTAAATTAATTTGATTTAGTTCACATACTCGATTTAACAGGGATTCATACTCTGCTGTTAACTCGACTATATGTTCATTTAATGCTTCAAGGTCATCGAGGCACAGTTTGATTTCTTCTTCCTGATGCCTCAAATCTCTCACTAAGCGTTGTATCTCAGTCCTTTCAATAGGAAAGCGTATTATATTACCCACGCCAGTCATCCCTGTCATTGAAATACATATACACTAAGAACATTGCTACTAATAATAATACTGTTAAATCCATTCTATCACTCCACCCAATAGGATAAAGAATAATACTGTATAACCGAACAGTATGAGGAACCACTCTGTTGCATCTTCGCTGTCAAACGGTTCCCACATTGCATCTAGTAATTTTTTCATCCACACACCTCGTCCCACTTTTGTGCGTCCACTGGTGTACGCATTGTTATCTTTACTTTTTTGTGGTTTGGTTTTGCTACTGTATAATCCAATGTAATACCTGCTCTACCTAGAATTGCCACTTTCTTTTTGAACTCTTGAAAGTCCTGTTGTGTTAGCATTGCTGTCTTCACTTGCCTTGCCCCCTGTATTTCTTGTAAGAACGCTTTTTGTTCTTGTTCATATTTATACTGAATGTGCCTCTGCCGTTGCCCTGTGAAGTTTTCTTCTTGTGCGACACATGATTTGTTCCCCATGCTCTCATTACACACTCTCCTTAGTAGTCCACACTACTTCCACGCCTCGTCTAGCGAGTTCGTTTAGGCACTTCTGTCTTTGTTTTGGTTTGACATTGTGCTTGTTAATTTCTGAGAACAGTTCCTCTTTAGGAGTGTTCTTTAGATAGAAGTGTCTTTCTGGCAAGTTTCTTGCTGGAACTCCTCTCTTGTAAATCTTTTCACTTGGTTTAAATTTTGCTGGCATGATGCCCTCCTTATAAATAATAGTTAATCTAGGTGGGGAGTCATTTCACTCCTCCCCTGCGCTTTCGGTTACGACCCCCACACTCATTATGTCGGAAAATGTGGTTTCCTTTTTCTTTTGATACATATATTATACTCACTTTTATCTTGTTTGTCAAGAACTATTTTAAATTAACATAAGAAATTTTGATGTTAACTTATTTGAGACAAAAAAAGAGGGAACGCGCTGTTCCCTCGAAAAAACTATTTGTTTTTTACTATCGCTGTCAGACTGATATCGGTCTACAACTTGGCATTACTCTCTATCTCGGATTGCTTTACTCGAAACCTCAACGATAGTGTATGCCTAACTGCAAGTGCGATACTTGGAATAGAGGTTGTATCGACCTTTCACTTGCTCACTCGATTGTTTTCCTCACTCATCAATCGGTGTCTATTTCCTCTAAGTTGCTAACTGCCCCCAATGTCCCTACTACTTTGACAGGTAAACCTGAATCGCCGCGTGGGTTCTCACTCGCAGGTAGCGTGGAAGTCTCAACTAAAGTACATCATATGTTCCTCTAACTTCCTTGCCCTTGAAGTTTGCATTTATGCTCTCATTACTTGGTGGGTTTTGAAATTATCTCATACCTTGCACACTGAAATGTCAAACTGGTTTACTACTCGTTCTATGCTCTACTTCCTACTACCGAAACGGTTGAGGGTGTGGTATAGAATCAGCGTGGTTTCCTCACTCTGCGTGATATTCTCGATGTATCTACGCGTCAATCACGGTATGATTTACTGTTTTACCTGTGTAATTCATACTAATCCTCAGGACTTTATAGTGCCAATACACTACTTGGAGAGCAGTCAACGAAATCGCTTACTACCTACTGCCCGAAAAAGGGACTTAGTGTAGGAATTACTGGCAGTTATCGTGCTTTTATACTCCCTTTACCGACAAGTCAATCGAAGATACACTCGCTTCCTGCTGCGGAGGATATGTCTGTATCTGACTCTCAAAAGCGGATATTGAACTCATCTAACGCTTTCTCTCAATATCTAACGAGCGTTCGGCAGTCATTTTATCGTGTCGCCACACTAGAAGTATCTTTAATGGCGTACTTCACTCCGTGTTTTGCTATTCTTTTTTGTTTTTGAATATAAGTATATTATATCCACTTTTTAACCATTTGTCAAGAAAAATTTTGATTTATTTCTTGAAAGGTGGGTAGGGCAAACAGTTTAATTCTAAGTGTTAACTATGTCATCACTTCCAGATGCCCAGTCCCAGTGGGTTTTCCTTTTTTTGAATATAAATATATTATACTCGCTTTTTAAGGATTTGTCAATAGAAAAAGCGATTTTTTTACTGACTAAACTTTGAGCAGAGCAGAGATATCTGAGGTGCAAGAGTCGAACTTGCTACTTCCTCTTTAGGTGTGCTTCCGTAGACACTTACCTCAGATAGATACTCTCTTCAAAATTGATTACTTAGGGTAATCACTCCTCAACAATTAAGATGCGATTGTGTCGACCAATCTTTGTAGGTCTTGCTTACCTGCTTTGACAAGTGTAGGTAGTTCAATTCCAAAGTGTGCTTCGAGTTGAGCAACTAACTCAGACTTTGCTACAACTGGTTCACCAGATTTTGTAGTTCTAGGTTGAGCGATGTATACTCCTTCTCTTGACAACTTAGCAATGATACTTCTAGTTGTTTTGCCGAAAGTTTGAGCAAGTTCGTCTACTGTTTCTCTACTAGGGTTAGCAGAGTATGCTTCGGTCATTTGACTGACCATTTCTTCTGTATAATTTTTAGCGTTTGCCATTAGTATTCTCCCAAATATTTTATATAGTATATTATAACCACTTTTGTTTCTATTGTCAAGGATTTTATGAAAAAACTTTGATTTGATTGTTTTCTTGTATTTCACTTTTGCCTCCTTTTTAATATGTATATATTATATTCGCTTTTATCACTTGTGTCAACAATAAATGTGATTTATTTATAATTTATCAGCATTTGATTCGGGGGGCGGGACGCGAAACCACCAACCTTCGTTGCGATTTGTCGCAAAAAACGCAAATTTGTGCAAAATTCCCTTGACACCCGCCCAAATGTATGATATACTATAAATAACCTAATTATAGACTAGTTCGTTTTAGCACTTCGCTTTGGCACTTCACTTTCGCACTTCGTTTCGATACTGCACTGG